CGCGCGCCATGGCTTCAAACGCGCCTTCCGTGACATCCGGCAGGCCGGCGTCAACCAGTTGCTCGAAGATCGCCTTGCGCTGGCCATTATCCGGCGTTGCCATCAGCACGTTGCCGATGGCATCCAGCCTTTCCGCTTCCGGTCGGTTGACATCCTTGAACGTCTCGACGGCCAAGGTGGCGAAGTCCTTCGGCAGCGGCTTGATATCGGTAATCCCCATCTGCTGCTGCGCCGCAACAGAGGCTGCAATCGCCGACTGGTATCCCTCCGGTGTTTCCGCCGCCGCCCATGCCTGCTGGACGCCAGGGAACGCCTGCTGGGCATAGGCGACCGGATCAGCCGCCCTTGCCTTCAACGTGGCCGCTGCGGCACTGGAAAGCGTCTCGTATCGCTTCTGGTCAAGTTCCGCGGTATCGCCCGAACGGACGGGCCTTGCATCCGCAACCATCGCCTCGATATCGCCGGCCGACATGGTGCGCATTTCGAAAGCCTGCGCACTCGTCTCGACAGCGGACTGGAAATTGTTGAACCGCTCCGCGCCTTCCTGCGGGCCATAGGCCTGAAAAAACTGCTCCTGCGTCGGAAGCGCATTATCGTAACGCCCGGTGTTCATGATCGCGGTCGGAGCGTTGGCCGTGACCACTTCTATTGCCGAGCGTGTTTCAACGCTGCGCTGAGTGCGAACCGTGTCGGCTTCCTTGGTCAGGCGAAACTGGTCTTCCGGGGAGAGGCGCTTGAACCAGTCGGGATCAGAGCCTTGCGCCGCGCCCATGGCGGTCGCCATCTTTCGGTCGGCCCATGCCTTGACCTGTCCCGCTGTCTTGCCGTCAAGAATGCTGCGGTTGGCGGCGATCGCCTGCGGGCTGAAGATCGCACTGGTCGGCGTGTCATCCGCCGCCTGCGCGAGTTTTTGCGCCACTCCGAACCCGCTGAAATGCGCAAGATAGATTTCGCCGGGAGATGGCTCCCGTCCGGTAACGCGACGAAGACCGTCGATATTGTCGCGTGTAAGCCGCGCGCCGGCATCTGCGCTTGATCCCACATCGAACTTATTCGCCAATCCGTATCGAGATGCCGTGCCGTCGATGAACTGATATAGCCCGCCTGCCGACGATGTTCCCGCCTTGGCGCTAGGGTCAAACCCGCTCTCGATCTGCACGATGCCGAGCGCGATGGCTGGCGGGACGCCATAGCGCTGAGCCGCTGCCGCAACCGTCCTCTTGACAGGAGAACCGATAGCGTCAGGGTTTTGCTGGACCGCCAATTGTCCGCGATTGAAATCGGCATTGTCGACATAGAGCTTCTTGCGTGCGGCCTGCATGTCGGGCGTCAACAGGCCAGCCTGTCCGGCAACTTCGATTGCGCCCTCGATTTCCGAGCGGGCTTTCTTCTTCACATCCTCCGGCGTTGTGGGGTCAACGTATAGACGCCGGTTGGCTTCAAGAGCCTCGTCCAGCGCATTGACTTCAGCCTGTCCGCGAAGCGTTTCGCCACGGTCGAAGATGCGATCGTTGACCCTCGCCGCGTCACCCCTTGCAGATGCGCCCCAGCGCTCGCGCATCTTGGGATCACGAATGAGGTTTGCCGCATCGTCAACGATCGTCTTGGTTTTCTCCGGCGCGCGCTTCTGGAACGTCGAGTAGTCGCCGTCGTTCTGAAATTCGTTCTCGGTCGCCAGCATCCGTTCGGTCTTGAAGGCTTCCGCCCTCGCCACATCGACAGTGTTCTGCTGTGCGGCGCGTTCCTGTCCGATAGCCTCTAACGAGCCACCCAATGCCGAGATGCCACGGCCAATGCCGGACATGTCAGCGGACGAGATCATGCGCCCGCTGCGGAGCGATGCCGGCCCGCTCAGTTCATCTCGACCGGGGAGACGCGCCATTTACGCGAAACCCTTCGCGGCCTGACCGAATCCGCCGATGAACGAACCGAGCAATGACGCCGAGCCGGAACGACGCCGGTTGCGTGCGCCTTCGAACAGGCCCATCTTGCGCGACTCCCCGCCATACTGGACCGTGCGGGCGTTGTAGTCGGCCTGTCTGCTCGTATCGGTCATCAGGCGAACGATGGTAGGCGCATCGGCCCCAGCGCCAGCCCCGGAAGCAGCGGCAAGGGCCTGGGCGCGGGAATTGATCAAGGCCCCTTCCCTGCGCTTGTCGGCAGCCTCACGCTGCGACGAGGCGAGTTCTTCCTTGCCCTGCGCTTCCATCTGGGCCGCTTCGGAATCTGCTGCGGATTTGCCGGCAATGCCGGAGACGACCGTTCCGAGACCGCCAAGGACTGAGCCGACAGACGACAGGGACAGGCCTGACGATGCCGCCGCGCCAGCGCCGGCAGCAGCAGCGCCGCCACCGCCCATCGCGCCAAGCAGCGGGCCGATTAATGGAAGGAATGCCATCGCCAAATCTCCACGCGGCTTTCGATTTCGCACGCGAACGGTTCGAATCGGAGCAACTGCAAAAGCCGTTGCGATGTCTTGAGTTCAGCATCGCGAGGCGTGTAAACGTCGGTCTCGCCCAATTGCCGCGCGTGCCGCAAAAGCCGCTTTGCGCACGCAATCACCTTGAACCGGTATTTCGCTTCCGGCTTGATCATGTGAAAGAACAGCCAGCAGACCGAACCGTCCCAAGCCAGCCCGCCGACCGCGACCGCCTCGCCCTCGTCTATTCCAGCTAGCGAGAAGGTCGGAAGGTCGACATGCAGTCCGCACGCTTTCAACAGCGGACGCGGATCGACCTGGCAGATGTCAACCATTCGTCTGGATTTGCAGAACCATGCCGAGCGCCGTCATCGTGTAGGGCGAACTGATTTCGAAGCAGGCCCGGCAATCCGTGTCCCAATATCCACCCGTCGAGAACGGGTAGGCGTCGGCCGGAACTCCCGAAACGACGGCGGCTGCAACCGAACCGTCGACCATCAGCGGGAGCGGATACATCGTATCGAAGTCCTGCCCGAGCCTGATGCCGTGCCGGGTATAGTCGGCGATGATCAGGCCGATATCATCGATGGTCTTTTTCTTCAGCAATGCCGACCCGCCATCACCGCCATAGGCCAGCCGCGCCGACTTGTAGCGCGCCCTGTAAGGCAGGCCCGCCACCCAATCAGTCACCGCGTTTGCGAGCGTGATGTTGCCCGAACCGTCAACGACATATTCGCCGCGAACGCCTTGCGAGGTTTCGACCGGAGCGCCATCGGCCCAGACAACGACCGTCTCGCCCACCAGATGCGTGCCGACAGCAACCGTTGCAGATGCCGGGCCGTTCGTTCCCGACTTGAACGCATCCATCACCTTGCACAGCGTGGCGGGACGGGTTTCGCTGTCCATCGCCATTTTCTCGATATATCGAACCGTCGATGAATTGATCGTCCGGTTGACCACGAAATACACCCGGTCCTGCCCTTCGGCGGGAAGCACAGCAACACTTTCGAAATCGCCGTCCGTCTCGATCGGGATGAAGGCCAAAACCTCCTGCCCCGGCTCATAGAGAACGCAGACGCAGGAGCCATCGTTCATGACCAGCCAGACCCGCGTATCGGGTCGGCGCTGCACCGCGACTTCCTTGACGCCGGACGAAAACAGGTCCGTGGTGAGTTTGCTCAATTGGGTTGCGGAATATTCAGCCGATGCCCCGTCGAAGGTGAGCTCAAGCACGGCCTTGCCGTCGCGTTCGATGAACATGCCCCGGCTATCGATCTTGATCGGGTCAACCGCGCTCGCGCCAGTTGTCGAAGAATCGCGAATGGACAGGTTCGTTGGCGTGATCGGCTCATCAAGAGATGACGACTTGGCGACGGCGATCGCGCCTTCGGTCCCAATCAGCAGTCGCTGAAGCGCCAGAAGCCATTGCGTATCGTTGACGCCGCCTGTTGCGATTGAGCGGGATACCGGCCCGGCATCGCCCTCCAAATCCTCATCGAAGGATTCGAACGCATCCGAGACAGAACCCCATAGCCGGTCCTCGCCAGACCACCACAGACGGCCATCGGCGAAACAGACCGCAGACGGGTAGGTTCCCGCCGCCGACCATTCGCCTTCCTGCCAGCGATCGGTGTATGTCGTGTTGAAGAAGGGCCGCAGCACTTCGACGCTGACTTGAGTTGCGCTGGTGTAGCCAACGACCCGGCAGATGCCAAAGCCGCCGCCACCGTCATAGTCGATGTCTACCGTCGCCGCGCCGGAGGCGTAGTCGCCTTCCTTGATGCCCAGACGGTAGTGAATGATGGCGTTATCATCATTGTCTTGCTGACGCACGTCGGAAGCGTTGGACGTTCGGGCCGCAACCGCTCCACCATTGGCATTGCGATAATCAACATATCCGGTGTCCGGTCCGTCGAAAGACCGCTGGTTCCAGATGCTTGCAACCCATGTGCCTGTAATCGTGTAATACCAGTCGCGATCAAGTGCCGTATCGGAGGTGACGCCGGTCACGCGGATTGGGTCCGTGTAAACCCCGGACGCGCCTAGGATGAAGGACATTCTTTGCCCTTCATTGAAAAGCTTGAACAGCGCCCCGACATGGTTCGCGGTGAAGAATGCGCTATCCGCCGTGAGCGTGCCGTTGCCTTCGGTGACGCTGCATTTCAGCTTGACGCGGCGCGTCCTGTCGACGGTGAACGGGCCATCGTCCGGGTGATACAGCACAACCGACCAAGACCTAGCGGAACGGCGCTCGATGCGGCGTTGCTGATAGCCACGACAGGCGACGAACACCACATCCGCCGATTGCCCGAAGCGCATTTTGCCAAGATCGGCCGCAAGCCATGGCGTCGGCAGAGACATCACGCCGGCACTCTCGACCACTATGGAATCGACGCGCTTCAGGTTACGACGGTCGGACTTGAACTGGATGTAGAAATTAGATGTCGAAGGCGTGAACGCCAGCGAGTGCGTTCCAGTAGCGAGCGAGGTTTCCGAGACATACTCATCGCCGCCAGATGTCGAGCCACAGCGGAACAGCACCGGGCCACGATCGATGACGATCCGCAGTGCGTGTTCGGTTCCCTGCTCGTTTACCGCGACTGTTTGCGTTGCCGATGCACTCGACCCGCGCGGCTCGGCGGTGAGATTGAGAAAGCCGCCGGAAACCGCCGATGTAGCCCCGTCCGTCGCCGCCAGCGTCCAGCCGGTTGATGCAGCGAACGTGCCGCTGGTGACCGCCGCCGTCACTGTAGGCCGTGTCACGGCGACATCGGAGGTGATGATTTCCAGCGTCTGGTTCGCGAACTTCATCGCCGACGCATCGGTTGCGCCGAACACAAAGTCCTTCAGGCGCGTGATGCCTGACGCCGTGTTGATATGCTCCAGACCCGGACGCATGAAGCCCGGCCCGCTGGTCTTGGCGAGGAAATTGGTCTGCACTTCGGCGGCAAGCCGCATCCGCTCCAGATCTATGCGCGGCAAGGCCGTCGTGTCATGGACGCCGACCGCGAATGAATGCTGGTAGGTGCGGACGGTCGCCATCAGCGGCACATACGCCCGGTGCGCCCGGCAAGGCGGGAAGCGGTCAGCCGACCGGGCTTGGTGAGTTGAACCCGTTCGTCTACTGCGTCGAGCGTCTTGGCCTTGGCGAGCCGTTCCTTGAACAGTCCAAGCATGTCGTTCCGGTTGCCGCGATCACCTGAGATTGGCAGCCCGGATTCGAACGCCAAGTAAGCCTCGATCGCCTTGGAAAAGGCCTGACGCCATGCGCCAACGTTGAAGCCATAGGCCTCGTCATTGGACACGTAGCGGACATAGAGCGGCTGGCAGTTGGCATACCAGCGGTCCTGCTCATCCTCGTAGCGTTCGAAGGTAGCCCGGAAGGTCGGATCGTCGGAGATGGCAACCGTGCGAACATAGTCATCGGGGCGCGAGAACACGTAGTCATAGCCGAATAGCGGGTCTTCGTTCTCGTCATTCGCCAGTTCGACGGTGCGAATGGCGAAGTTCCACATGCCCTGCTCAAGCATGTATTGAACGGCTCCCGTCCAGATTTCATCCAGCTTGAGCCGTTCCGGGCGGACCTCCGAAAGCGAGGCAAGCTGGTGAGGACCAAGGAGCCGCAAAGCGCCCTGATAGACTTCGAGACGGGAGGCCATGGGCTATTCCTTGACCTTCATGGTGACTACGGGACCGCCAGTTGAATCATCAAGCAGCGCAGCGATCTCGACTGCTTTCACCGCGTCCGCGCCCATATGCAGGGCGGCGAGCGCCTTGGCGGCGTGTTCGGCGGCGACCTGGCGGGCCTCCACTTCCGTCACGATGCCGCCCTTCACTTCAAGGAACGGCTCCCTGACGAAGACGCGCCACAGACCGCGCGGGCCGCGCTTCACGTCATACCCGTCCGGGATTTCCGGCATGGGCTGATCGGCATCCACCGCAGCGCTGGCCTTGGCGTCCTGCCAAAGCAGCCGAGGGCGCATCTTGACGAAGCCGACGCCCTTTTCGACCACCCGAAACTGCACGTCGAGAATGTCCGAAACCACGTCGACAAGATCGCCGGGCCGCAGAGCCGGA